ACTTTTTCCTGATGAATTAATAATAGAGGTTTTTCTGGATAGTCCGCTTAAGCGTGTTTCATGCGAAGCGTATCATGTAGGCACGTTTGAATTATGGATAAACCCTGACGATATGACAAACTATCCTTATGAGAATCAAATAGCATTTAATTATATTAGAAAGTCAAAATCTGATTATTTTGATAACAAATACAGAGAAACTCGAAAAGTAATGCTAGACATTTTTAATTTCATTCTCGATGAAATCCAAGAGTAAAAACATTACCAAGAGTTAAAACAATGGCGACAAACAAAGAGTTAGGACTTCCGCCTAAAGGAACGTATCCAGCTAAGGTAATTGAAGTTATCGATAATTTTAAAGTAGTAATAAACCGTGGTAAATTAAATTGTATCCGAATAGATACTTCTCATCTAGTTTATTCGATTACAAACAAGCCAATATATGACCCGATAACTAGCGACTTCATTGGTCATCGTATTCTTTATAAAGGGTCAGGAATGATTATTTCTGTTGAAGAAAATACCTCTATTATTCAAGCTTGCAATAATTCTCGATACGACTGCAAGGAATTTGTCAATGTTTGTGTCGGCGATTTAGTTATTTGTATTTGAGGTAATAACAATGGAACTATTAAAAAAAGCGTCACTTAAAGAAATCAGAGATTTCTTTAAAAAAACTTTTGAGCAGATGAGTATCTCCGAATACGATACAGTGGACATCTCAGAGTGGGATACAGTCGCAGACGGCAAATGTATTCGTTTAATAGGAACTTTGGTAATTAAAGAAGATTATCTTTACAAAACTTATGGTAAGTTAATAAAAAACAAAAAGTATGAAGTTTTGATTGAATGTCGAGAAATTTCGACTGAATATCAATTGATAAACAAATGCTTTGAAAAAATCACAATAGAAGGTACGTTAGGCGGGTCTTTGGTTGTCCTGCATTGGAACTACAGTCTCGACAGAAACAATGAAACCTCAAGATATAATCTTTATCCAAGCGGAAACAAAGAAGAGTTCAATATTTTGATTCCAGAAGCAACAAAAATAATGGAAACTATCATAGGCTTTATTAAAACAATTGAGATCAAGGATTAATACTAATGAACAAAATAGAAGCATTAAAACAAATTGAGGTTTTTTGTAGAGAAACTTTTAGCCATTCTAATTACTCAGAATGGCAAATAAAGACAGAAGACGGATTTTCCTATCTACAGGGAACACTAGAAATTTTTTATCAAAGTCTAACTCAATGTCAATACAGGGTATGGATTGAATATCAAAATAAATATTCTAAAAAATTAATAGTTACAGTAGAAGCTTGTTTAGCTTTAGAGTATAATTCTGTACCTTATCTTAGTTGGGTTGTAATAAAATCAAACAAGAAAAAAATACAAGGAGATGGTAAAGATTTGGATATTTTACTACCAGAAACAAAAACAATAATAAAACCTATTTTAGACTTTATCGAAAATGAAATACAAATCAAAATAGATTTGTCTAAAAAGGTTAAAAAAGATAGTTGGTTACAATTGACTATAGATTTTATTGAAACCAAAATATAATCTGAAATAAAAACATGACACCAACACTACAAACACAAACACTTTCTGTACCGACTAAACCACAAATTCAATTAAGAGATGACCAAAAAGCTCTTAAAAGAGAACTGTATGACGCTCTAAAAATCTACAAAAGAGCCTTAGTCGTTGCCCCTTGCGGATGGGGTAAAACAGTATTTTTTTGTCAGATAATTTACGATGCTGCTGTAAAAAGACAGCGACGGACTTTAATCGTAGTACCCTTTACGGTACTTATTGAGCAAACCCTAGAAACTTTGGGGAAATTTGGATTAACTGCCGGAGTAATTGCTGGTAACTACAAAGAAGATAGAAACCAATTAGTACAAATTGCAACAACTCAAACCTTATCTAGAGGACGAGATATTACTTGGTTTAATCCCGAAGTAATACTAGCCGATGAAGTTCATCTATCAGCTTACTGCCAATGGTTTAAAGATAGCTTTCCCAACCTTAAAAACGGTAAGCAAACAACCTCAATCAAAGACATTCGTGACGAATTAGCAGTATTAGGTATCGCTGTAGAAAGAGAAGACATAGAACCTTATAAAATCACTTTTGAGGAAGCTAAAGAAAAATGCAAACACCTTAGTCTAGTTCACGCTGAGTCAAAAGAGATATTACAAGAAATAAACTCGGCATGGGAAATCATTCGTAAACAACAGCATCTTTTTTTAGGGAAAACCCTACCAGTAGATAATCGCCTTGTAATTGGATTAACAGCAACCCCGTGGCGGTTATCGAAGCGTGAAGAGTTGGGAGATATTTTTGAGGTTCAAATAACTGGCCCCACTCCAAAAGAAATGATCGAACGTGGCGCGCTTGTCGGTTGTGTTTATTTTGGAACTAAAAATAAAATTAATACTAAAGGAGTAAAAATTAATGGCGGTGATTTTGATGCTAGTCAGTTAGAGATTCGTTGTCTTGAGGCGGTAAAATCAACAGTTTCCGAGTATCGCAGGCTCGGTCAAGGGAGACAATTTGTTTGTTTTGCTGCGGGTGTAGAACACGCTAAAAGCCTCTGTACAGAATTTAACGAGAGGGGTGTTCCCACGGCCATTATCACAGCCGAAACACCAGAGCAGGAAAGAAGAGAAATATTTAGAAAAGTAGCTGAATTGAGATTGCGGGGGATTGTAAATATTAATACTTGTGGAATTGGATTTAATTTGCCCGCAATTTCTTGCATTATTCACGCTAGGCCAACTAAGAGCAGAACTCTTTATATTCAGATGACTGGTCGGGGTCAACGGCTTTGTAGCTGGTTAGACAAGATTGATTGTCTGATTTTGGATCAAGCGGGGAACGTAACCGAGCATGGATTTATCGAGGATGTAGAGTATCCTAAGCTTTTTACATCTTCTGATACCCAAAAAGGACAAGCTCCGACTAAAGAGTGCGAAAATTGCAATAAAATAACCTACGCTTCCGCTCGTATTTGTCCTCATTGTGGACATGAATTTCCAACAAAAGAAAAGAAACAAATCGCTAACGAAAGACTAGAGATTATAATTCACGATAAAGATAGAGAATTATACCTAGCCTACAAGTACGCTCTCAAGGAAGCTTACAAAAAAGGTGAGCATATTGAAAGTGTCCGGGGATGGATGATCAAAACATTTAAAAATCCTAGACTAAGCAAAGACTGGATGCCCCCTAAATCTTGGAAGTTACACGCAATCTTCAAAAAAGACTATAATGAAAATGACTTGAATAATTACGAGGCTTACTTGAAAAGTCTTTGTAAAATCGAGAACAATAACTGGGTAAAAGCCAAGATGAAAGAGGAATTTGGAGATGTCTGGGACAATATTCGGCTCTAATGGATTATTACTGGCATCTTACCAGGAATACAAGGAACAAATAGCTAACGAGCTATTTAGACTTATTTCTATAGGCTCCGCGCCTATTCTTTCCTATACCCTTACCACACCCCCAATTCCTCAAAGTATAGATAGCTACTATATTGTCCCCGCAGGAGCTACTGGGGCATGGGCGGGAAAAACTAATCAGATAGCTTATCCCGTAATTGGCTTGAATGGATTGCCTACAGGAACTTGGAAATTCTGGCAGCCTTTTACTGGACTAACAGTTTTTTCTGTTTCTGGAGAAGTAATATTTTTTAATGGTATAGATTGGCGAACCTCAGTCGCAGGGGTTATGCTTATCGTTGATTACGGGGGATCATCGTTCGGGACAGTGGCTAGAGCCGATGAAATTGTAGGGAATCCTAGTAATGATACTTTCTACGGGAAAGAATCAGGAAATAAAGGATTCTTCGGTTTCTTCTCAAAAGTTTTATCAACTTCATTGACGGCTTTAAATATAACTACTGGTGGCGCAATAACTGCTACTGATAATATTTTACAGGCTTTTGGCAAACTCCAAAATCAAATTAATAGTGTTTTATCGACTTCATTGACGGCTTTAAATATAACTACTGGTGGCACAATAACTGCTACTGATAATATTTTACAGGCTTTTGGCAAACTCCAAAATCAAATTAATAGTATTAATGATAATACCGAACAATATTCTGGGGACATAGAATCTCCTGTTGTTCAAACTTATCCTCTTGATTTCGCTTTATTAAAAGGGTATAATATCCTAAGCTTTAGTGCCGTAACTCAATCTGGTACAGCTACTATATCGGTTAGGATTAATGGAATAAATATTCCTGGATTGAATAATTTATCTATTACTTCTACTCGATTAACTGTTCCCGTAACAACAGGGAATCTTCTTAGCGTAGGAAACAGGTTAGAACTTGTTGTTTCTGCTGTTAATAACCCTAGGCATTTATTTTTTACTATAGGAAGAAAATATGTCTAGATGGTTGCACTGGCCAGGTACAATGGTCGTAAATCTTGTTAGTAATTTAACTCAAACAACTAACTCAGGATTTTCGATAAATAATAATCAATGGCTAAAGTCAAGTTTTACGACTGGCGGTGGCAGTTATGGCTATACTATTAACTCGGTCACTCTTCGGTTAGCAAAATTGACTGCAAATCCCAATTTTTTTGTCAGTCTCTATAACGCCATCCCTGAAGGACTCGGTAGCCAGATAGCCAGTTTTACTAACCCTAGTTTCACTCTTAACATTACCGACGATTACATCTTTACCATTACTACTCCGCAAATATTAACCACTAATACTACTTACTGGTTAGTTGCTGGGATTTCAGGGGGCAGTGGGCAAGATTTTTGGGGCTTTACTACCTCACCTAATCAAACAGGGCTTCCTGGCTGGTCGATTGGTAATAATTCCTTTTATAGTAGTAATCAAGGAGATATTTGGAGTAATAATTTTTCTACTACATTTAGCGCTTTTCAATTCGGCGTTAACGGACAAGATCATTCTTTATAAAATTACACTCTATGAACTTACCCTTAATTAACAATGACAACGTCGGTAACTCCTACTATGGCTGGACAACTAATAATCTAGAACACCATGACTAATTTAACTAATCAAGATAACGTTGGTAATTACTATTTTGGTTATAGGGACAATAATTTGCCCTTTGACAATGCCCAAGTAGCATTAACTGCACCAACTCTTGTGAATTGGATTAATGCTTGTTTTGGCGACACTTATGCCGTAGTAAGCTATGGTACGAATAGTTTTAATCTTATACTGCCTCATCCTAATGAAGTTCTTACTCCACCCGCGACCGTTGCGCCGCGCTGGCCAAATAGTAACCGCAGATTTACAGAGGGTTATATAAACGGTAGAGCAACGGGAAGCTCTGATTCTATGATTGCCTATGAAATACCAAACGGCGGATCAAGACGTATTGATTTAAACTCTAACCCAACTTTGGTTTATTACGCAGTATTAAACAGTTCTTCTTTAAATATCTTTTATTGTTACTATAATTCAACTGGGTTACTTCCTAATGTGTTTAGTGTATTTACAAGCATAGGATTTTTAAAAAATCCTTTATATTCACCGTCTAGGTTTGTCGAAAATGCTTACTTTTGTAGTTTAGGAACGGCTGATATGAATGGGCAGAATATCTGGAAGAATGGTGGTCGCCGCCCTGAAGTCCTGGGAGTTCAGGCACCAGTAGCCAAAGAATTAAGAGTTCCGTGGGCGTCAACTTCTGTTACCGCCGATCCAATTGCTAACTATGCTATTTCTTGTCAAACCGCTACCCCCGGAGCCAATACCACAGACCTATGGCTTCGAGATAATGATGCCCCAAACAAAGCCATAGGAAGTGTTTCTAATTTATTAAAAACAACCCTAAATATTCCTGTAGGGCAAATTTATCCAAATACAGGGGTTGATCCTGACGGTTCCAATAATCCGCGTTGGATGTGCGTAGGAAAAATGGGGATCGAATCTATATTAATGCGAGTATGGGCTACAGGGTTAGTTTAGTATGATCTATTATCACGTTTTTGGAACTGCTAGAGAAAAAAGCTTAGATGGAAGTCAAGATAATCCTATATTTTGGCGTACTGGTATATCAATTTCGTGGGACAAAGAACCGACATTGAAAACTGTTGGTGGAATTAATCTATTTGGGCAATTCTGGAAAATAGTTAGCAAATACGGTCAACAAGTAAGTATTTTTTCTATTCCTTCTGATCAGTACAACTCTCGTTACACTGGTTCAATTGCTGACATAATCCCCTTAGAGAGAACCAGTAAAAACTACACTTATTCTGGCACTGTAAGCGAACCCAAAAAACTAGCTTATGATGTTACAGTAATTGACATTATTCGTGTCATTAATCAGACTGATTTTCCTGATGATCCTTACCCAGTAAATACTCCTGAATTTCCTATTATTCCAGATAAAGACTATCAAACAGAAATTCAGTTTTCTAATTCTTTACTAGAAAACACAGAAGGGGCAGAACAACGAATAGTGGAATGGTCTAGCCCTATTAGAGTGTTCAATCTTGCTCGAACTACGTTACAATCTGATGATTTAAATGCTATTCTTGACTTTCATGAAGAAATGAAAGGATCAAAAAAAGACTTTCTTTATCGTGACCTTTCTGACTATCAAGTAAAAAAAAGCCTATTTACACCTCTTATTTATTGCCGACTAAGCAATTTTATTGTTAATAGTATGCGCCCTGTAGATACGGTAGATGGTACTTTTCTCTATTGCGTTTTTGATATAATTAATTCAGGATTCGATAGAACACCATGACTAATTTAACTAATCAAGATAACACAGAAGGAATATTTTCCCCAGAACACAATGGAGTAAATACAGAATTTATTTTGATCAAAGCATATTCTTGCGGCAATAACGTTCATCACAGACCTATTCTTTATCCAGATATTGATAGCCTAAAAATCTATCAAGGAACTACAGAAATACCACCGTCGGAATATATAGTAGCTCCTGGTAAAATAGTTTTCAACAATCCACCTCCTAATAGCCCCAAATTAACTTGGGAAGGCACTTTTAAGGTATTGTGTCATTTTGAAGAAGACAAACTAGATTATCAACCTATTACAAAAAATAGAGATAACGCTATTTTTTCTATCCCAAAATTAATTTTACGAGAATCAAGAATTGA